AAAACTCTCGCAGCTGAACTGATAATGGTGTAAAAAATATATATGAAAATGAAGATTTTTTTGATTTTGAAATAAGAATAGATAAAAAAATGGTAGCCAAGAAAAGATTTACCGGTAATGTATTTCCGCCAAAAGTTAGATATAGTGTTGATATAAGAGACATTATACCTTCCATTATTTTTACCATACAAAAAGGGTTTAGCGAAAAAAAATATACAAATGTTTATTTAGATACCACTCTCTAGTAATATTTATACAATAGAAAGTTTATTTAAAAAAAAACATAAAATATATAATGAAGAACAAAGAAACACTTGGGTACCTGGGGTACGGATTTCAGATTAATTTGATATGTCAGATAATGACAGATGTAAAATTCGCAGAATCTATAATAGATATTATAGAACCATCATATTTCGATAATGAATATATGCGATTGATAGTCGCTAGAATAAAGGATTATCATGATAAATACGGAACTATACCTATATACGATACGTTAGAACAATCAGTAAAAATAGAGGTAAAAAGGGATATAACATTACAATATGTTATAGATACTATTAATGAAATTAAGAATTGCGATCAAACAGATTCGTTATTTATACAGGATAGGGGATTAAAATTCTGTAAACAGCAGGAACTAAAAAAAGCTAGCGGTAAAATACAAAAAATATTAGAATCCGGTGATTTTGATAGATACGATGAGTGTGAAGAAATACTAAAAGACGCTCTATCAGTAGGTGATAATAGAGACGATAGCGTAGATGTCTTTAATGCAATAGAAGAGGTGCTATCAGAGGATTTTAGACACCCAATACCAACTGGTATAGTAGGGATAGATAATATAATGGAAGGGGGGTTATCAAGAAGTGAATTAGGTCTTGTATTAGCAGCTTATGGTGTAGGTAAAAGTACTATTTTAACAAAATTCGCTAATACGGCATATAATTCCGGTTATAATGTAGTTCAAATAGTATTTGAGGACCCGGTTAAAGTTATACAAAGAAAACATTTAGCTTGTTGGACCGGGATAGAACTAAATAGTTTACATAAAAATTCCGAGAAGATCAAGAAAGCTATAGATAAGATACGGAATAATAGTAAAGGTAAGTTAATAATTAAAAAATTCCCTAGTGATGGTATTACTATAAGTAATATTAAATCTTATTTACGTAAATTAAGGTCTAGCGGTATAAAAGTTGATTTACTTATTATAGATTATATAGATTGTATATCATCTAATAAACAATATAAAGATGAATGGTCAGGAGAAGGTGACGTAATGAGACAATTAGAAACACTTATATCTGAATTAGATATAGCGGCTTGGACGGCAACCCAGGGTAATAGATCTTCGATAGGAGAGGAAATAGTAGAAGGTAATAAAATGGGTGGGTCTATAAAGAAAGGTCAAGTAGCCGGATTTATACTATCTGTAGGTAAAACACTAGAGCAAAAGGAAAATAATAGAGCCACTATGGCGGTTATTAAATCGAGAATAGGTAAAGACGGTGTTATATTTGAAGACATTATGTTTGATAATGGTAGGGTTCATATAGATACAGAAGTTTCTTCTAGTGTCACTTTATTTGATTACGAGAAAGGTGAGGAGAAAAGAAGACAACAACGAGTATTAAAAGCCGTTGATAATCGTAATAAATTACTAAATAAAGAAAATTATAAAGACCCTAACAATGATTGAATTAAAGGAGAGAAAGGTGATGATAGATAAGAATATTTATTCATACGAAGAAGTTTATAGTGAATCATTAAAATATTTTAACGGTGATGAGCTCGCCACATCTACGTGGATAAGTAAATACGCTATGAAAAATAGAAATGGAGAATTTGTAGAATCTTCACCTAAAGATATGCATAATAGGATGTCTGAAAAGTTTGCATATATGGAGGATAAATTTCATAATGATAATGTAGATAAAAACAAATTATCTGACTATGGTAAAAAAAGAAAACCGTTAACAAAGGAAAAAATATATGATTATTTTGATCATTTTAAATACATAATACCGCAAGGTAGTGTTATGTCGATGTTAGGTAACGATAACATGATAGGGTCACTATCTAATTGTATTGTATTACCCAAAATATATGATAGCTACGGTGGTATTATGTATGCCGATCAACAACTAACTCAGTTATATAAAAGGAGATGTGGCGTTGGTTTAGATATATCAACCCTTAGACCTAACGGTAGAGAGGTGTCTAACGCGGCCGGATCAACAACCGGTGCGATATCTTTTATGGATAGATTTTCTAATACAACTAGGGAAGTAGCTCAAAATGGCAGGAGAGGTGCTCTTATGATAACAATCGATGTCGCGCATCCAGACGTAGAAAATTTTGTTACAATAAAACAAGATATATCTAAAATAACCGGAGCCAATATATCTGTGAAATTAAGTGACGAGTTTATGAAGGCGGTTACATCTGAATCCGATTTTATTCTAAGATTCCCTATAAATTATGATACATCAGATATAGACATTAATGAAATACCGTATGACGAATCTATAACTATGGGTATAGATGGGTGTAGTATTAAAAAAATAAAAGCTAAGAAATTATGGGATTCTATTGTTAACTGTGCCCACAAATCAGCGGAACCCGGTATTATATTTTGGGATAGACAACATGTATATTCAACTAGCTCTATGTACCCGGAATTTGAAAATATTTCTACTAATCCATGCTCTGAGATAGGAATGGGTAATGATAGTTGTAGACTTATAGCTACTAATATGTATGGGTGTGTAGATAATCCATATACTAAAGATGCGTCATTTAATTTTGATAAATGGTATGAGGTTAATTATGAGTCCCAGCGATTAATGGATGATTTAGTTGAGTTAGAACTTGAAGCTATTGATAGAATTTTAAATAAAGTAAATAATGATCCTGAGCCGGATCATATTAAAGCCATTGAAAAAGAAACATGGAAAACGTTATATGAATCCGGTAAAAGAGGTAGAAGAACTGGCCTGGGATTCACCGCTTTATCAGATGCTATAGCAGCAATTGGGTTAAAAATTGATAGTGATGATGCGTTATCTATGATAGATAATATTTGTAAAACTAAGTGTGAGGCGGAGTTTGATTCATCTATAGATATGGCTATAGAAAGAGGATCTTTTGATGATTGGGATTATGAAATAGATAACGAGTCTGAGTTTATTCAAATGATGAAGAATGATATGCCGAGTATCTATAATAGAATGATGAGGTATGGTAGACGGAATATATCTATAAGTACAGTAGCACCAACAGGGTCGTTATCTATATTAGCTCAAACATCATCTGGAATAGAACCGGTATATATGTTATCGTATAAGAGACGTAAAAAAATTAATCCATCAGATGGTGTATCAAGGGTAGATTTTGTGGATAATTTAGGTGATTCTTGGCAGGAATTTGATGTATACCATCCTAAATTGAAAACATGGATGGAAGTTACTGGTGAAACAGATGTAACTAAATCACCATATTATGGATCATCGGCTCCTGATATAGATTGGATTAAAAGAGTAGAGTTACAATCCGTAGTTCAGAAATATATCACACATTCTATAAGTTCTACTATTAATCTACCTAATGATGTTTCAGCTGATATGGTCGGTGAGATATATGTAGAGTCATGGAAAAGAGGGTTAAAGGGTATAACAGTATATCGTGATGGTAGTAGAAGCGGTGTTCTAATCTCCAATGAAGAGAAAAAAACATCTCAAAAAATAATTAAAACTAATGCCCCAAAAAGACCTAAAACATTAGATTGTGATATACATCAATTAACTGTTCAGGGTAAAAAATGGTTAGTAATAGTCGGATTATTGGATGGTGACCCATATGAGGTATTCGCTTTTAAAAAGAAAAGTATAGATATATCATCGAAAATTATTAATGGTAAACTAACTAAAGCTAAAAGGGGTATGTATAATTTAGATATAGAGGGGTTATCTTTAGAAAATATTAGCGAGCATTTTGAAACCGATGAACAAGAAGCTTTAACTAGATTAATATCTACATCATTACGACATGGCGTTGATATTAATTTTATATACGAGCAATTACAGAAAGCTGAGGGGACTATTGTTTCATTTAGTAAGGCGATAGCTAGATCACTCAAAACTTATATTAATGGTGATCACCATACAGATAAAGAATGCGCTAGTTGCGGTGACCCAGAAGGAATTATATTCCAGGAAGGATGTTTAATATGCAAAAGTTGCTCGTATTCAAAATGCGGATAATCTGAATATTAATATATTTGAAACGAAAAAGGTTATAGTAATTGAAAAATATTACCTGAACCTTTTTCTTTTCATAACAATCTTATCCGTTTTAATATTAGCCACTTTATTATAAAGACGTAATAATTCAGGACTATCATGTTTTAATTTGGATAATGATGTTAAAATAACAATAGATGGGATTTCACCATCAGTAATCTTATATTTTATTTCGTTTGAAATATACGATTTATTTAAAAAATTAAGTTCATTTATCACTGCGTTATATGTTAACCATTTATTGGATATGGAATCTACATTTTTATCTAACTGTGATTTCATATGATTAAAAAACTCTTTGTCTAAGACACTACATGAATTACCTATACATTCATTAATAAATTTAGATATATTTTTCATCGTAATCATTTTTGTAATTTTGTTATTAACGTTATATCATAAATATTTTCATGATGAATAATATTCGATATATAATGAAAAATAAAACCGATATATTTATATATAAATAGCAAGATAATGGCTGAGTCTGAAAAATTTTTAAATATAAAGTTTCCGTTTACGGAAAGTGAAAAAGGTTTTTTTGTTGAACTAACCAAAACAACCAAAGAAGCTGTAAGATCCAATCTTATGCATTTATTATTAACTCAAAAGGGTGATAGATTATATAGACCTGATTTTGGCACCAATCTACGTAGATTTTTATTTGAGCAAAATGATGTAACTACAGAAGAAAATATAAGAGAGGATATATCTTCAACTATTGAAAATAATATACCAAATTTAAAAATAACAGATATTATTATTGGTGCTGATGAAAAAGATGAAAATAAAGTTAATATAAAAGTCAGTTATAATATCAGAGAAGACGTATTTGAATTTAAAGATAGCATTGAAATAACAATATAATAATTTATAAAAAAGATAATAACATTTTTTAGAAAATGATATA